TATAGGCATCATTACCATGCCCGCGTTGTCCACAGGCAGATATAGAATTGTTCTAAATGGTTATCATCAGGTTCAACAGTTTGTTTTAACTAGGCAACTACCCGCAACCTTTGGTGGTTCTCTCTGGGTTGCTGGACCCACTGATACTCCTGCTAGAGGAGATTTAAGTGAAGCCATATTGAGAGATCAACTTCTCAATGCAGTTGATGGCTTCCTTCTCACACCGCGACAGTTAAAAGAAGGTACGCACACCACGGCTCCTAGATACTTTACAGACTTTACATTTGAATTCACACTACCCTTAGCAAGTTATGAGGGAGACACCTCAACCACCTTGTATTGGATTGTGCAAAATATACAAACCTTGGACATCTCATACACAGGCAACTACAATTTATCAGTGGCACTTTATCAAATGTAAAGTGTCATTACAAACTGGCCCATTGACAGGCCTACTACACAAGGAGAAAATATGTCAGCCGCAAGTAATTATTTAGAAAACAAAGTCTTAGACCATGTTCTAAGATACAGCACAGCACCATACACAGCACCTACAACGCTTTATGTGGGACTGTTTGGAAATGTTGGTGGCATCACCAGTGCCAACCTGGAAGCAGGCACGCTAACGGATGAAGTCACTACCGCAGGCAACACCGCCTACGCTCGCAAAAGTGTCACATTTGGTGCGGCCTCCTCAGGTACCAGCACCAGCAACAGCACAGTGACCTTTGATGCCGCAACAGCGAGTTGGGGCACTGTGACCCACATTGCTGTGCTGGACAACGCCACAGCCGCCGCAGGCAATGTGCTGTTTTATGGCAGTCTTACAGTGAGCAAAGCAGTTGCCTCAGGGGACACATTCCAAGTGTCCAGTGGCAACATGAGCGTAAGCCTAGCATAACGGGCGACTCAGTTGGCCCTGCATAGCATTGTTCTAGGTGCATATTTCGCAGATGATTACATCACTGCGGATTATGTCACGGACGGCACAATTGTCACGCAGGTCACTTTTTCAGCCGCAGGCGAAAGATATGCGTTAATATCAGCAGAAGCCGCGTTAACAGCCGCATTCACTACCGCAACTCAGGGTGGCTTTTTAATACAAGTGTCAGAGCCGTTCCCATACACATGGGCGAGTCAGGAAGACTGGGATCATTGGTATTTCAATCGTTGGGAGACCCTGGGCTTTGGTGCAAGAGCAGTAACCACAACCACCAACACGGGTGTGATGACCATGCGTGGCACCCTGGCCACCACTTCAGCATTCACCACTGCACAGACTGGTACCAACATGCGATATGGCGAAGCCGCCATGAGCGCACAGTTTGCATTAACCACCCTGGGTGGCCTTACAGTAAGTGGTGCCCTGGCCGCTTCATCACAGTTCTCATTAACTGCCACAGGCTTACGAATACAGGAAATAGCCACCACGCTGTTTGATGCCTGCACCTTGACCACAGTGGGCAGTGTGACATATGTGAGTAACTACATGGCGGCCTCAATGGCATTCACCTTGACTTCGCCAGGTAACATGACATGGCGTAGTGTGTTTGCACTTGATATTGTTAGCAGTGACTTGACCACTGTGAACACAATGATATGGTCAGGACAGACCGCGCCTGGCATGGTATGGGGGCCTTTTGCAACTGCCATTACCTTGGCCAAACTTGATCCATACAGGTTCCTTGCTGTTGATGCAGAAACAAGATACCTGTTGGTCATATCAGAACCAAGAGACATTGCAATACCAGTAAATACGAGATACTCCGCTGTCACAGCACAACCGCGTGATCTAGTCATCACAGAAGAGACACGCAAATTAAAACTAAATGTCCCGCCTTTCAAAGACATTGTTAACGAGAGAATATTATGACACAAATAACAGGATACAGAACTGACAAGACTGGCAGTTACATTGAAAAAGATCCACAGGCCAAATTGGATTTTACCATGGACTGGTCAGACTGGTTGGCCAGCGGTGACCCATTGAAGACTGTGCTATGGCGTGCCAGTGCCGCAACCACTTATGTGGGCAATATAGGTGCCAATTTGACCTTGCACAGCAACACAACCAACACCATCACGGGTACCACCACAGCAATCATTTCAGGTGGTAGTGCAGGCAATACCTACACAGTTACCTGCAACATCACCACAGACAATGGACTCATTGACGAAAGATTCTTTAGAATACAAGTCAAAGATCGTAGTGCATAACATGAGCATGTTAGACCATGATGATTTAACTCCGCCCTACTTTGTAGAGGAGCCTGTGCCAGACTTGCCTGCTGATGCGGTGGCAGTGCCTGCTGAGGTCACTACAGGCAAAGCAGGTAGACCACCCAAGCCTGTTGATCGTGAGGTGGTGATCAAATTGGCTCGCCTGCACATCACACAAGAAGACATTGCTCGTTGGTTTGGAGTAACACGCAATGTTATTTCAGAACGCTTTGGTGAAGACATCAGACTGGCACAAGCAGAGACACGAGCACGCCTGCGTCGCAAGATGTTGGAACAGGCTCTAGCAGGCAACACCACCATGTTGATCTGGCTGGGCAAGAACATGTGTATGATGAGCGACAATGGACCCATGGACAGTGACGACAACAAACCCTTACCCTGGTCAGACGAATAATGCCCCTAAGCATACCACAACAGAACATTGCCAACAACACCACTCGCTTTAGAGTTGCTGTGTCAGGACGCAGATTTGGCAAAACGCACATAGCCATGCGTGAGTTGGCCAAGGCCGCTGTACAGCCGCGTCAGATGGTTTGGTATGTGGCACCCAGTTACAGATTGGCTCGCCAGGTGTTGTGGGACAAACTCAAATTGCGAATGTTGGAACTCAACTGGGTTCGCAAGATCAACGAAACAGACATGCGTATTGATCTACGCAATGGCAGTACCATTGCACTTCGTGGTGCAGACAATCCAGATTCACTCAGAGGTGTGGGCTTGAATTTTTTAGTGCTAGATGAAGTGGCAGATATAGATGAGAAAGCCTGGACAGAGGTGCTGAGACCCACCTTGGCTGACAAGCAGGGCCGTGCTCTGTTTCTTGGCACACCCAAAGGCAAAAGCAATTGGCTTTTTGATCTATATCAGCGTGGACAAGATGCCACAGAGCCCACATGGGCCAGTTGGCAATACACCACAGTGGATGGCGGTGTGGTTACCCCAGAAGAAATAGAAGCCGCCAAGAATGATCTTGGTCTGCGTGAATTTAGACAAGAGTTTCTTGCCAGTTTTGAACAGTGGGCAGGCACCATATACTACAACTTTGATCGTGCCCGCAATGTGCAACGCTATGAGGCTCAAGTGCCCCGTGCCATCATGTTGTTTGTGGACTTCAATGTGAGCCCCATGAGTGCGGCTGTGGCAGTGAGCCGTGGCACAATAGAAAATGGCATACACATCATAGATGAAATTGTGATCTACAGTAGCAACACAGATGAATTGGTGCAGGAAGTCAGAAACAGATATCCCACACACCACATCACTGCTTTTCCAGATCCTGCAGGCATTCAACGCAAGACCAGTGCTGGGGGAAGAACAGACATAATAATACTACAACAAGCAGGTTTCCAAGTCAAATACAGAAACAGCCACCCACCAGTGCGAGATAGAATCAACGCAGTAAACAGTTTGCTAAAAAATGCTCATGATCAAAGCAGACTGTATGTGGATCCCAAGTGCCGCAAGGTCATAGAAGGATTTGAAAAACAAGTCTACAAGGAAGGCACCCAAGTGCCAGATAAATCAGACGGACATGATCATATGAACGATGCCATTGGGTATGGCTGTGAATTTTTGTACCCAATCAGGACAGCACAGGTGTCGCCACCTGCATCAACATGGAGTGTGGGAACAACAAACACCAGGACATTCTAAGGCGGCATTAAATATTATAAAGGTTAACAAGATATGGCTTATACAAAACAAGAACTAAACAAAGTTCATCCAACATACAATGATAATCAACACAGATGGAAGTTTCTGCAAGATTCTTATCTAGGTGGTGCTGACTATGCCCGCGGCGAATACCTCACTAGATACACCTACGAAAGCAAAGAGGATTACTTTGGTCGTGTGAGCCAAACTCCACTAGATAATCATGTCAAAAGTATTGTGAGTATCTACAACAGTTTTATCTTTGCCAAACCACCCAAGCGTGACTTTATGGTCCAGGCTGATGATCCCTTGCTACAAGACTTTCTTGCGGATGCTGACTATGATGGTCGCAGTTGGGACGCATTCATGCGTGAAGTTGATGTGCAGGCCAGCATATTTGGACATGCATGGATTGCCATAGACAAACCAGAGGTGCAGTTAAACACTCGTGCTGATGAAATCAGTCTGGGTGTGCGTCCTTATGTGAGTCTATACAGTCCCCTGGCAGTGGTGGACTGGAGTTATGAGCGTGCCCCAACAGGACAGTATCAATTGATGCACCTCAAAGTGAGCCTCAACAGCACACAGGAATATGATGAATACATGCTGTATCATCCAGATCGCACAGATGTTGTTCGTTCTGGCCGCACAGAAGCCATGACACAGTTGATCAGTAGCACACCCAATCCCCTGGGTTACATTCCTGCTGTTTGTGTGTATGCCACACGCAGTCACATCAAAGGTGTTGGCATCAGTGACATTGGTGACATTGCAGACACACAGCGAGCCATTTACGATGAACTGAGTGAAATTGAACAATTGATTCGTATCAGTAATCATCCAAGCCTTGTTTCAACACAAGAAGTACAGGCCTCAGCAGGTGCAGGTGCTAGAATTATTATTCCAGAGAACCAAGACTCAGGTCTCAAGCCATACTTGTTACAGCCCACAGCACAAAGTCTAGATGGTATTCGCAACAGCATCAAGGACAAGATAGATGCCATCAACCAAATGGCCAATGTGAGTAGTGTGCGTACCACACAGGGTCGCAGTCTTAGTGGTGTGGCCATGCAAACAGAGTTCACCCTGCTGAACAGTCACTTGACAGGCAAAGCAGATGGACTAGAACTGGCTGAAGAACAGGTATTTGACATCATATTTGAATGGATGGGTTATCCAGACTCAGAATTTGAGATTGATTACCCAGAAACATTCAACACTAGAGATCGTATGAATGACCTGGTGCTGTTGGAAAAAGCCAAAACTGTTTATGCCCTGCCCTCAAGTGGCAATCCTGTGCTAGACTCAGAAATCAACAAGGCCATTGTGGCCATTACCATTGATGATGAACTGGCTCAAAAGGAAATCCTAGACTACATTGAGTCGCAAGAGGTCGCTACAGGCACGGAAGAGGCTGATGCTTCAGATCAAGGTGAACATCCTAGTCTAGCCAGTGCAAGCCAAGCAGATAGACTGGCACATGTGCAAGACATGTTGATGGAAGGCTATTCAAATGATGAAATCCTAGCCCTGCATCCAGAACTTGTACTACAAGATATCATTGACGCAGGTGCGGCGGCCGCCGCAAACAACTAAGACCCCATCATGACCATGCGTGTGTGTGCCTTGTTGACGAGACCCATCACAGCAGACAAGATTGCTGTGGATGTGGTGTCACACCTAAGAGCCACCTTGACTGAAATCTACCCACGCCTGGCCATGCCACAGGACAATATTGAATTTGTGAATCAGATCTTATGCGGCTTACAACAGCACCAGGATTTGGTCACCATAAATAAACTACAAACGCTCAAAAGCGGATCACTCTTAGAGGAGCATTAGATGGAACAGCAAGCAACGCTGGATACGGCAACTGACAGCCAAGATACCAATCAAAGTCAGGCAACCACTACAACAAGACAATTTACTCAGGACGAGTTAGATAAGATTGTTGCAGATAGAATAGCCAGAGAACGAGGCAAGTACGAGAAGAAATATTCTGGTATAGATTTAGACCGTTATCAGACACTCATGGACGCGGAAGAAAAACGCATTCAAGACGAGCAAAAAGCCCGTGGAGAGTTTGAGAATATTCTAAAGATCACAGTGGACAAAAAAGACTCTGTGATCAACCAGTTAAAAACGGAATTACAAACTGTGAAAGTTGACGGACAATTATTAAACATTGCCAGTGCCAATCGCGTTGTGAACCCACAACAAGTGGTTCGTCTATTGAAGGACCAAGTGCGATTAGCAGAATCAGGTGAAGTTGAAGTTATTGACCCCATAACTAGACAGGTAAAATACAGCGACAGCGGTGACTTAGTGAACATTGAACATCTAGTTCAAGATTTCTTGAGAGAGAATCCACACTTTGTAGCCGCCACACCCGCTGGAGCAGGATCTCGTTCATCTACACAACCAGGGCGTCCCACAGAATTAGATATAACTCAGTTGGACATGAAAAACCCAGAACATCGTGCTCTGTATAAAGAATACAGAAAAACGCACGGTATAGCCTAACATTATAAGGAAACTAAAATGGCTTTAACTAATACCACCACCCTAAATGACCTCTTGCCAGCAATTACGGCAGAGGCCTTATTCGTAGCAAGCGAAAAATCCATCATGCGTGGATTGGTTCGTAACTACACTCTTGGCGCAGGTCAAGGTAAAACAGTGACAGTTCCAATATATCCAAAGGTCTCAGCCGCTGGATTGACTGAAGCAACTGCACCAAGCACAACCACAGTGAGCACAGACGGTGCAACATTGACAGTAGCAGAAGTTGGCTTGTTGGCCACAATCAGCGACTTGGCCATCATGTCAAGTGCCAGCAATGTTGTGAGCGACATTGGTCGTTTGTTTGGCGAAGCAATTGCTCGCAAAATAGACACAGACTTGATGGCTCTATTCAGTGGTTTCGCAACCACAGTTGGTGGACAAGATACTCTTGCTACTCCAGCCTTGCTGTTCAGAGCAATTGCCAAATTGCGTAGTGCAGGATATGACACAGCCAATGATTGTGCAATCGTATTGCACCCAAACATTGCCTATGACATTGCAAGCACATTAACCAGCACATTTGCCGCACCTGCGTCAATGATTGGTAATGACGCATTGCGTAATGG